TTACATACTAAGTATAGCATGGATCTGTGTCAAAGTCAATGTAATCAAATAAAGCTTAACACTCTGTAATCATGATGCTGAATGGATAAAAAAAGAGAAGAGATTAACTCTTCCCTTTCTTTTTAACTTTAAATCCTTTAGGTAAAGCTCCAACCTTAACTAACTCTTTAGCTAATGCATTTGCAATGATACCCATAAGTTAACCTCGTTTGTTTACTCATTAAGTATAGCACATCATGTGCACAAATAGCGAGTGCGAAGCACGAGCGTAACATATTGAAATAGTAACGCATACAGATAGCGCCACAAAATGTTACATAAGCATAGCTAATACCCCGCTCGTGCTTCGCACTCGCTCTGATTGTGCGCGGTAGATGATGTATAATACGTACAATCATGTGCCCTATGTGTTAGGGAGCGAGCACGAAGTGCGAGCGGTAAGTATTCCACACCCCATGGGGGGTATTCCACAGCCCTGTGGAAAAACTAATAGGTTTCAGAAAATTATGTCAAAATTTAATAGCTAATGCTTCCTTCGCTTCCTCTATCGACCCATAGAAGACACAGGAGCCCAGGTAACACCCCAGGAACCGATGGAAAGTAGTTTTACCACCCTCTAGGTCATACGAATGAATTGTACCACCTTCAGGGCTCATATAAAGCAATTTAGGTTTATTCATGATAATAAAGAGAGTTGTAACACTCTTGCTAACTCTCTATAGCTTAACGCTACATATACTTGTCCTAACACTACACTTACTGTAGCAGTAGACCAGAATACATAATACCAGTGAGATTTAATCTGTTTAGGTTGGTGTGGAGTAGTCATTGGAATAAAGGAAGGTGGTTTAGACATTAAGGATGGTTTATTACTGTTTAAAGAAGGTGTAGGAGGTATATTAATATGTCCATTCATTGGAAATAAGTAATATAAGAGGAAGTGATGTCTGAAAGACATCGGCTTCCTCATTGGGGGTCGAGTCCACCCTTCTCTTCCCCCTGTATACATGTGTTACCGCTCAAACCCAGGTAGCCACAGTCTTTTTACCTACTTTAGTTCTAGCTCTTTGTCTTTGATCTAAATCCATACCAAGAACTAAATGATTAGCTGCAGTTTGGGGATCATCTAACCAAGTATCTAATGTGTCTTGCCAGTCTTCTTGATGTCTTAGTTTAACGGTTTCATATGCAGAGATTGAGAGTGCATCTGTGAAATACTTGACGCCTTGGGCCAGACAGTCCAATCTGTCATCGTGTTTAACAGCGCCTTTCTCTCTACACATCCTAGACATCTGATAGAACAACATATAGAGAAGACGTTCTTCTGGAGCTCCATCTTTATTAGAGTTATAGTCCCAATCAATAACCGACCTATTAACAATAAGCCTATGCTGATTAAGAACCGGCTCCAACGAATCAATGATTCTATCTTCTTTACGAACATTAGCTCTAATTTCTTCTACATCTATAGCTTGTTTAGTTTGTTGTAAGTGTTTACGGAACAGTTCACAAACTATACCATCTCCAAAGTTAGTCTCAATGACGAGTTTTGTAACATTATATTTTTTACAACCTCTTAGTATGTCTAAGAGAGTAGTGTCTGAATACCCGTCTCTATAAGCTCGCATTTCGTGGAGGTAAAGGAACCCGTTCTTTTGAGAAATGAAAGCTGCTGCCGTCTCATCTGTACCTCTTCCGGAGGGATCAATACTGCAAATAGTTTCTGTGTAGGGTGTCCATTCTCCTTGGAGCTGCATTGGAGAGTAAAAATAGTCTCCAGGTAATCCAACGGTAGGAAGGTTCTTGATAACATTGGCCGGATCGGAGCACCATATGCAAT